AAATGAAAACGTTTAGACAATTCTTTAAAGAGCAACAAACTAGAAAAGCAATAGTTTTTGCTTACGGTAGATTTAATCCTCCAACAATTGCTCACAACATGCTGATTGAAGCAGTCGCAAATACCGCCAAAAAACACAGCGCAGATTTTTTAATCGTTCCGTCGCATTCAGTTAAACCTTTAGATAAGAACCCTCTCAACCCCGAACAAAAAATTAAAATTTTAAAATATATGACACCAAACGGAAAAGTCGGAACTTTTGGAACAACGTATATTGAGGCATTGCAAAAATTACAAGAAATGGGATATACTGATGTAATTCAAGTCGCTGGTTCTGATCGTATTTCTGAGTTTTCGTTTTTAGTAAACAAATATAACGGCAAACCTACTAAAACTGGAGATGTTGTTTTTAATTTTAATAGTTTTGAATTTGTTTCTGCTGGAGAACGAGATCCGGATTCGGAAGGAATGTCGGGAATGAGTGCTTCTAGATTAAGAAATCTAGCAACAACGGGACAAATTGAGAAATTTAAACAAGGCATGGCTAACAGTGTTCCGGATGAAATAAAACAACAAACGTATGATAATATTCGAAAAATATTAAAAATACAATAAATATCCTCATGACAAAGAATTTTGACACTCTTCTCGAACAAATGATTAGCGAAATGATGCCAGCTGATATCGGAGATATTGGCGGATTTGGTGGTGCTGCTGAGCACATTAAAGGAAATGTTCCAGAAGGAGAACCGAAGGGCCACTGGGCCCCTCTTCAAAAATTAACCGATGAAGAGCGCAATGCGGTTCTCCAACAAATTTTTAAAGAGGTTTTTTCTGAACGAGGCAACACATATGCTCCTACTGTAGATAATGCTGAAGATCTTCATGGAGCCATTCAAACAGCAATACAAACAGTTTCTGGCAAAACAAGCCTCAAAGCTTCTGGAAAGTGGGCTGCAAAATTTTTAGCTGATAGATTAATGACTTTGCTGAAAAATAAAGTCAAATATACAACAGCTGGTGGAGAAGAAACTTTAGAAAAAGAAATGACTCAGAAGGAATTCAAGCAGGCGCTCAAAAAAGCGCTGGAAGAAACACCCGAAAAAACAGAAGAACCCTCTGAAGAAGAACCATCAGAAGAAAAAGATGTCGATGTCTTCTATGCAAAGGCTGCAGATCTTAGTTCCGATGACGCTGATTTACAAAAAGCTTTTAATAAATTACCAGCTGACAAGGAAATGACGTGGGACGAAGTGCTGAAAACTGTCGGAATGACCAAGGGTCTTGCTCTTTTAGACGCTGGAGCGTTAACTGAAATTACTAAAGAAAAAGAAACTTCTGAAGAAGAAGAGGTCAAAGACTTAGAATTTGACGATGAAGATACAGCAGATTTGTCCAAATTTGACCGTATTATTGATCCTTATTTTAGTACAACAAAAGGTAGCTGGTCTTTAGAAGACTAATATATAAATGATAACGTATACGTATGATCATGAAGTCATAACAATGACTAACATGTTTTTGAATAGCATGTCCACAATCATCGTTAAACGTTTTAATGTACATAAACAAGCCAGAGATCAAATAAAGACCCGAATTGTCTATGCACCAAAACAAAGAGTGCTTAATGATTTATTGGATCGAGATCAAAATTTGCAATTACCTGTAGTATCAGTAACTATAGGTGGTATTTCGCGAGATAATAATCGAGTTTTTAACAAAATTTTAGGTACATATCAACACTTCAATGGAGAAATGAAGACGCAACACGAACGTACTCCTCTGCCAATTGATATTACTTTTAATGTATCAATAATGACGAGATATCAGCAAGACATGGATCAAATTATCTCTCATATTATTCCATATATAAATCCGTATTTTACTGTTTCGTGGAGAACTCCTCAAAGACCAGATTTTGAGATTAGGTCAAATGTTTTCTGGAATGGAGACGTGTCAATACAATATCCATATGATTTGACGTCAACCCAAGTAGCAAAAGTAGTTGCAGAAATGTCGTTTGTATTCAAAGGTTGGATGTTTCAAGCTCCACAAGAACCAGTAAACATTGTTGACTCCATTACCACAACGCATGCTGCGGTAAACGCTACAACAATTTTAGACGAATTTTTATTGGAGGATAAAGATTTAGAGCCTAAAGAAACGTTCACGTACAACGCTTCTCCTCCAACAATAGAAGTCATTGAGCCTGTTTTCGGCAATACAGGAAAAACTCAAACGTATGAAGTGTGGGGCAAAGGGTTTGAGAAAATAAACAATGTTTATCTATCAGGCTCTATGTTTAACAACATTTCGTCTTATAATCCTTTTGGAACGTTTTCGTATTTGTCTGCTAGCTATCCAGCATTTAGTGCAGTTAAGTTAAAAACGTGGACATATGATAAAACCAATTACGTACTATTTGTAGCTCCTTCTGCTCACAGTGCCGGAGAATTTAATGTGATAATCGAGGGTCCAATCAGTTACGGAATGCTTACAATGAGCTCCAATGTGTCTAGTATAAATATCTACTAATAAACAACACGAAATAGATAAATAATATCATGAAGAAATCAGAATCAGAAATGTTAACCGAAGCATATCTTTCAATAGCAAAAAAAACTACAAGCATGCCAGGGGAAAACGAAGATGTTTCTACGGACCCAAATTCAGTGGTAGACGTAGGAGCTATGGAAGAACCTGCTCCGGGTGTTGATATGAATATGATTGATTCTGAAGTTCAAGACATTGGGCCCGAAGATAAAGACACTACAGGAGTAGCTGTCGACATGAGCCCTGCAATGCCAAGCGAAGACATGTCGCAGGAGAACGAAGAAGACGAAATGGCAATTGAAAATCTCGATTCCATCAGAGAATCAATTATGAAAATTGCTTCTTTTTGTGCTTCAGGCGGTCACCTTGAAGTATGGGCTCAACAAAAATTAGCCATAGCTATGGATAATTTAGCAAGTGTTGCTAGAAGCGTTAAAGTTTAAACTTCATATAGCTCTTTAAGAGCAACAAGAAGTACTAAAAAATTTTGAGGACCCTTCTTGGTTCTAAATCTCTTTTCATTGATACCGTCTAGAATTTTATCAATGCTTTCATTCGCAAATGTTACCGCAAAACGCTTTACGTCAGCTAATATTTTTTTTTCTAGCATCTCTGCATATTGATCTAAAACGTCGGAAGACTTTACGGTGTTTGTGTTATGCTGATGCTCGTCTTTAAATTCTTGTAAATGAAAATTTTCTCTCTCATCTTGATAGTGTTGAATATAAGCGAACAAAAATTTGCAAATGTCTTCAACGGATGTCTTTTTTCCATTGATCAATTTAATTGCTTGATCTAAATCAATGGAAGTCATTGTTGGTGATCTTGCTTTCTATCAGGTTCTATAAAGATAACAGACGAATCCGTGCATTGTTTTTTCCAATCAGCTACATGGGTTTTAATATCTACTCCAAGAATTTCTGAAGCAAACCCCAAAATTCTTAGGTTTGGCCATGCGCAATATCGTCGCTTTATGATTTCTGTCAACGCTTGTTCCACTGTTCTGCCGGACATAACAAGAGCTGTAATACCTATTGCTGTGGATCTCGAGATGCCTGCAAAACAATTTACACCTAAATTGTGAGGTTTGTCGTCTTCAGTAAAAGGCTTTAAAAAAGCAATAATGTTTTCTATATGTTGTTTTTGTGGAGCTGACTCAATTAAATGTCCCCACTGGATACCGTCTTCATCAGACCAATCAGCAAAAAATTGAGCGAAGAACTTCACGTTTTTTTCGTGAAAATTGGTGCGCATTCTGTTAATTTTTCGCTTGTCCTCTTGCCCAACAACCGAAATCCACACATCATAATCGTGGTTGTTTTTATTAAAACTATAGCTTTCAGCATCAGCTAAATCAGTAATTTTAATTTTGTGTATCATTCAATGTCAAACAAGGTAGAAAGTGTGAGATTAAATGTTTCTGAGTCAGTAGAATCTAATTTTAAAGAATATGGTTCGTTGTCATTATAAGCAGGGGGGAAGGCTGTTTCCAAGTCTGCCTCATAAGAACTCATGTGCATCATTGGGCTATAATCAGCAAAATCTGTGGAAAGTAAAGTGTGGGCTGGATTGTATACATAATCTTGGCGAACTAGCTCCTCATAAGTTTTTTTGTATTCTTCTAAATAGTGACTGAAATCATCATACTCTCCGTCTTCTGAATTGTAAATGTAATCATGCAGCCAGTCTTGTCCCTCTTCAGTCAAAGAAAGACTTGTTGCTAATTCTTGAAAGTATTCGGTCTGAACTTTTTGGAGCTCATTCACAAACGTTTTAACTTGATATATATAATCTTCTGGATGTAGGGTGGTTTTATTTTTCATGTGTTAAGTTTACTAAAATGAGTCTATCTTTGTATATAAATCCAATTCTACCGCTTTCAGTAGACACTTTAAACCAATTTCCGGAAACTCCAACGATTTCCAAATTTGTGTCATTTAAAATTTTAGCTAAAACTGGAGAATTTACGTCTGGTTGCTCTCTCAAATTTACCCAGCCGTCGATATCGTTGACAATTCCGTACTCTCTTTGTTTAGAAGTAATATTGACTTGTTTGTAAATTTCGGTTTGCACAACTCGGAGCTTTTCATATAATCCAACGCCAGCTGTTATGAGCGCTGCAATTCCCGTAAGAATGACTCCGACATGCTGCCAGTTATTCTTCATTTTCTTTAACTATCTTGAGTAAGATTCTGCCGTATTCTTTTATAGCCTTTATAGCAAAATCGTCCAGTTTATCTAAGCAGCCATGCGAAGATAACCCGCTTTGATAAAAAGCATAATCTTCTAAATCTTCAAGAGTTTGATTCTTCTTTCGCATCTTTTTCTTTCCAATAAGCTTCAGTGGACTCGTTGCAAGCTACATATCCATCTTTTCTGGCTTGTTCATAGCATAGTGTTCTGTACCAGCCACCGCGATGACAAGCTTCTCCTCGTTCACCGGTTACTTCGCAAGTATATGCTGATTTTCTTTCTGCTTCTGAAATAATGTCGTCAATAATATCTCTTTGAACGTTATTGGCGCAATACGCATCTGTATAAAAAGACAGCGTTCCGTATTTTTCTTTAATTTGGCTAGCAACAACTTGTACTTCTTCTCCGCTTTTATAAAAGCAAAGATCACAGAAATATTGCAGCTTCTCCATACATTCATCGAGAAGTTTATACCAACCATCTCCGCACTCCATTCCCCACGCCATGCACGTTTTCATCATATCCCCTTTATAATCTCTGAGAATTTTGGGGTATTTTTTTACAAGTTCAAGTTCAAGTTCTGTCTTCATTGATATGATTGTACATTGTTAATTGTATTGGTCAAGTCAAGATTTTCTTGGAAGTAACAAAGCTATTTCTTCTCCGTCATCTACCTGTGTTTCTACAAATTCTCCGTCCCACCACTTATCTTGTTTGTGTGAATTTTTTGCTATTGCAACTAAATGAAATGTTGCTAATTCATCAAAACCGCTTTCGTATCCCTGAACGACTACTCTCATTTCAGGGTCTTGGTTAGTGAGCCGTTGTATAAGTTCTTTAACTTTCATTTGATAATTTATGTTTGATTAATTTTGTCCATTGTATTTCAGAAATTGGCTTTTCGTCTAACAAAGAAAAGGCATATGCTGAAAATTCTTTGCAATTTTGTTTTATCATTGCTGCTTGCTCTTTTCTTGTTTCGACATTACTTATTTCATGAACTATTTGGGTCAAATCGGCAACGTACTTCTGAGCTGCTGCACCGGCATCTGCTACTTTTTTGAGTATATCGTCTAGTTGTTGCGCAAGTTCGTAATCGAACTCACTTTCGACTGACTTGTAAAAATCTTCATATAGCGGCATTCCTCTTTGAATATAAAATTCAATTAAATTGTCTTCAGAATTTAATTGAGATTTTGCTTTGTGTATCCACAAATACCAATCAGATTTTATTTTTATACGATTTTGATTTTTGTTATAAGAGACAACTACTCCCTCGGAACCTTTCCAGGTTTTAACTAAATTAATTACCGAAGATAAATTTTTGATGTTGTCTATTTGATACGATTTAGGCATCGGCACGCAACCGATGTTTCTCCAAATGTCTAAAAGTTCTTGATTAGAAACGATTGACAAATTGTTTTTGTCTATTGCCCCAAGCAAATAAAACTCCACTTCTTTTGGTCGTATGACTATTACGTTGTTTGGAGTAACAATTTCGAAAAGTAAGGAAAAATGGGAATTGAGTTTGAGAAATTCGAGAATTTTAGGGTATTTGTCTACAAGCAATTCAAAGTCTTTGTGATTTTCTTGCACTGTATAAGTCGAACAACCACGAGTGCGCATGCCGAAAATGTTGTTAACAAAATCTACAACCACTAAAGAACCGTCTAATTTTTCTTGTATAACCCAATCCTTGTATTGCTCAGGATCTGGATATAAATGTTGTTTTTCTCCGTTGTTAAAAAATTTTGGCCAACCGCAAGACAAAACTTCTCCCTGTAAATCAACAATCAGCGAGCGTTGATATAAGTTTTCTGAGGTCCAAACAGCGTCTATTTTAGGAATAATCAAATATGATTCCAAATTACAAAACACGTGTTTGTGTATTTGAAAGCCGTTTTCCTCAGTTGGAAGTTGTATTTTCATTTAGTATTAACTAATAAGCGTTAACAAGCAAAAAAGACAGAACAATACAATTATAATACTAGCCATAATCATATTGCGCCTTCGTTTGTTCATAATGCGCATTATGTTAATATACTACTTTAAAAACGCTAGTCAAGCAATTGTTTCTGAGGAACTAGCTAATTTTTTGTAAAGATTTATTAGTTTTAATTTCAACTTTTTCCACAATTTTGGTGTTTTGACAATTGTAGAAAGCATTTCATGAAATGTCTCTAACGATGAGGGTAAAGGAAGTTCCTTGTACGCAAAATATGTATCTAACGGAGATTTAATAAACATTTTAAGCTCCATTAGAAATTTTTCCAATTTTCTTTGCATTAAAACTTTAGTTTCTGGTAATTTAGAGTTATTAATATTGTTTACAAGTTTCGAATATTCTGATTGAATCGTATGAGCAATTTCTGTAGTAAATGCATCAAATTCTATCGGTTCGTGATAATATTGGGTATCAAGATCTGACGTCGGAGTTTTATTATTCGCTTTCATTTTTTCGTACTTGTCTGTGTACTTTTTATGTTGCTGAAACCCGTGAGTAATTTCATGAACCATTATGGATACAAGCTTTTCCCTCGGAACTCCTCTACAAGTACTATCAAAAATAGTTATAACTTTATTTTTATAATCACACTCAGCGTAATCTTGATTGTTTTTTCCTAGCGCCACATACACTTTGTATTTGACTGATTTGTTTGTAGCTAGATCCACAAATTTGATTTTAGTTAAATCTGCAACAAACCAGATTTCTCCTGGTTGATCTTCATAATAACTCTTCCATTCCGGAGACAACCCAATTTTTTTAAGCTGTTTGATTGCTTGTGGCGTAATTTCTTTAGTTTGCTCAATGTATTCATCTGCAATTTTACTTGCTTCTTGTGCAACTAGCTCGGGAATTTCCCGGAATTGAGCTTCTTTTAGCGTATAATAATGTGCAAACGAATTCATAATACTATTTATAGATTTGATACGCTCCTTCGTTGTCTGTATATAAAACAGATTTAAATTCAAAATAACTGAGCAAACTTCTGCAACTCATGCACGGAGAAGCTAAGGCAATTTTTCTATTGCGATCGTATCTTAAGTTAATGAGCGTACAGCGTTTTGTATTAATGTTGGTCAAACGTTTAAGTTTCGATATAGCATCAAACTCGCTGCAAATGTGTTTTTGGTCTGAAAAGTCTTCTCCTGTTTTGACTGAAACTTTCCTGTTTATCAAATTGGTAGGATGAGTTTTAGGCTTGTTTGTACCAATTGAAATAATGCGTTTTTTGTATAAAATAAAAGAATAATGTCTGCAACGTCGAGATTCGGACCAATCTATTAATGATTCCGCTACTTCTTCCAATCTTTTAAATTGGCAATTGTTGGCACTCGATTCCATTGAATTTAAATATACTTAAAGCTTGAGTATCTCTCATATATTCTTCAGAGTAAACTACCTTTTTGACTCCGTGAGCAACGATTGCGTTGGCGCAACAATGACAAGGCAGCAGTGTGCACGCTAATAATTTGCATTCTCCTCGCTTGAAAAGTGAAAGCAAATTTGTTTCAGCGTGAATAATATAAGGTCTGCGGCTGTCGCGATCTAACCAAAAAGTTGCTTCTACGTCAACACCTGGAGCTAAACCATTATAAGCCACACCTATAACACGATTGGAAAAATCTAAGGCACACGCTCCAACTTGTTTAAAGGGGTCTTCCGATCTCTGTGCAGCCACACTAGCTATTTTAAGTGCATACAACTCCCAGGAAATTCTCGAACTCAATGTAATGTTAGACTATCTTCGTTTAAGAGATTCCAAAGCTGCTCTCTTACTTTTTCGTATACGGCATATTCCCCGTCATTTAATTCTTCATATTTTAATTTGGACCGAAGAAAATTATCTAAATCCCATAAGACAGAACGATATTTCCAGCCATTGACTGCAATTTCAAAATCATCTCTTTCTTCTGGTAAATCAAATTTTAACGTAGCGTTCATGTAATATCTCCGCAGTCTGCACGGTATGTTGGCTCAACCACTGTTCCGTCTTTTCTAATGGTTTTGTGTGTCAAGTTAGTTCTCATTACTCTATAAGGTTCCATTACGGATTTGAAAAAAGTTTCATGGTGCATCGTTCCTCCTTTATTTATATATGCATCTAAAAAATTCAACCTAGTAAAATATCTCTCTGCTACTTCGTATTTTATAATGCCAAAACGGTCATTGTACCCCCACCAGTTGTCATGTTTAGGAAGAATTATATCACAATCCCAGCTCTCTATATCTGGTTCTAATTGACTAAAATACTGAATGTCGTACCTACATCTCGCTATCCATTTATGCTGATGTTTAGTGTTAGCATAGATTTCCCATGAACGTTTTAGCGACCAAAGCTGCTTCAGCATGCCTTGCACTCCATAACACCAACGGCCTGTTTGCCATGTATATTCTTTTCGTTCTGGCATTTCTTTGGAGGGTTCAATTACAGCTCTAACCGGATCTAGTAGTTCCAATTTGGGGGTATCTTCGTCTGAATAGGCATGCGCATACACATCTGAATCAGGAAAGACTCGTTTTATACTATCCAAACAAACATCTAACGTCCTAACTTGGCCTGAAAACAATAAAGCAATGTCTGACATATTATAAAAAATTCCTTAAAATAAACCAATATATATGATTAAATGTTTTGGAAAGATGTTGGCATAAATTAGAAATTTTTTTCCAGAACCACCTCCAACCCACACGAGAAGCAAGACGCTTGAATACATTCCAGGGTCGTTTTGCTTCTAATTTGTATTGTTCTTCAATTTCTTTATTGGTAATCTTGTATGATTTAGACTTCTTAAATTCTACTAATTCGATTTTATCAAGCTGACCATACACAAAATAAGCCTTGTAGTCTAACCAAAAATCGTGTTTATCATCAAACTCCTCAAAAGCATAAAAGAATATAGTTCCGTGAAAATTTGTGTCTACGAAGCGTTCGTTTTTTTCGATAACGTCTTTCCAAATATTCCAAGGTTTGCGGTTTTTGTCCTTTTTTTCTTCTTCTGTATATTCAATATATTCCCGATCAACAACGCGTTCGACAAGCTTGCCTTGCTCCGTAAGCACGTAATCAACAAGACAGTTTTCCAAATCCTTCGTTTGAAACCTATGAGCTTTCCAATCAATATTTAAATGTTTAACTTCCTCTGGAAGTGGAAGTTCCGTTTTTACGGTTAGTTCATCGTACATTCCCATAACTCTATTCTACCTCTTTATAATCTTCTGTCAACCCTAAAAGTTCTCTCCAAAACCAAAGATTATTCGAAATAATGTCACAATGCTCCCAATCTCTCATCTGAGAGGCGTCATCGAACGTTTTTTCGAGTCTATCTATCGTTTTTTTTATGTCGTTTTTATAATCTTCAGATAAAGATTTTTTGATAAGTTCGAGGATTTTCTTGAATTCGTCATCATCTAGATGCAATTGCACCCCAGCTCCATCATACTTTGAGCCGTATGAACAAGAGATTGTTAGCTCGATAGGTGGACCGAACTCTCCAAAGCACTTACCTGAAAAATCTGAATAATAAATTGATTCTTCTTTTGTTGCCGGTTTTAGGGTTTTTTTCATAAAAATATTTTATTTATTGACTTTTAAAAGTCAATGCCTGTTACTGTAAATACGTTTGTCTTTATTTCGTTACCGAAGTGATCTATATCGGTCGACACTTTACCTCCAAAATGCAAGGAGTAGTTTGAGTTTTTATAAAAATAAAACGAATATTCCGCGTTTAAAGTAGTAACCAAAGACTGCGTAGTTTGATTAGCGTAGTTTGTCTCTCCGTATAAATTAAACTTTGGATATTCAGTTCCGTAAACAATTCTTTGGAATAACAGTAGAGTTAAAACCCAGAGAATTTTCATCCTTGCTCGTCTTCGATTTCTTTAAATTGTCGACTTTTTGAATTTTTGTTTTGTCTCCGAGCTTTGTCTTCTTTCTTTTGATCCTCTGAGCGAATTCCAAGGATGTCTTCTCTCCATACTCGATTTGCTTCTTTTCCACTCAATGTAGGTTTGCCCGGCTCAGCTTTGCCTTTCAAAGCGAGACGAATTTCTTGCATTACTGGGGATTTAATGGATTTCCATGTTGCTGTATTCATTTGAGTAATTATCAGACCGCAAACAAATAAAGCAACAAAAAAAACGCCTCTTGCGAGGCGTTTTAAAATAATTTTTATGTAGAAGCTTTTCAGCTTCCTTTCCAAGAAGGAACATTGGCCTGAAAAGGACTTGATTTAACAACAGGAGCGCTAAATCCTCCATCACCTTTACCGGAAGATCTCCAAAATTGATAAGCAAGAGTTGCTTGGCACGTAGCAATGTTACCAGTATCTTTGATATCGTATTGTGTGTCAGCAATTGCTTGTACGTATACACCGTAAAGGGTATAGTAGCGAACGGGATTAAAGTTCTTGTCGTAGAGTTCCATGCTGACAGTAACACCTTCTCCTGGAAGATTGTATTGGCCTGAAGAAGTTGCTTCGTCGAAGATGTTATAAGTAGCTGCTTCGAGAGCAGAACGAATGTCATAATCTTGGTCGCATCTAAATGTAACTTGATAGCCAGCAGAACCAGGATATTTAACTGTGCCTGGGACGTTGAAGTCAAGACCCATATACGGTACAGGGATATTAGTGATAGTTCTTCCTGGCAAGGAAGCTGTTTCGACGTAGGTTAGATGTTCTTCATCGAAAGCAATATTTCCAAAAGTCAGTAATCTAAATTGAAACTGTCTTGCGAAATCTTTTTTCGAAGCTGTTGTGTAGAAGGAGTATATTGATTGATTTGCCATATGTTTATTTATTTAGAATGTTAAGCTAACTCTTGGAAATTTTGTCCTGTTCTTGTTGCGACGAAATTAACCAAGATGAACTCTGCCGAACGTACAGGTTTGACATAAATATCGACGATCATTTCGTTGTTATCTACATTGTCAATTGTATTGTTACGCTCATCACAAACGATGAGATACTCAAACAAGCCGTCAGTTGATTTAGCAAACTCAAATACAGGAGTCAGGCTCGTTTTAAGCTTGGTTCTCGTAAAGCTGGTATTTGGTTCAAATACAAATGTTCTTGCTGATTTATAAGTTGCTCTTTCAAGAGCAAGGAATAAACGTCTGACATTTAAGCGATCAAAAGCAGTAGGACGAGATTGCAAGGTCTTTTGACCCATAATAACATATCCTTCGCCGTTCATATATACGACCGGATTCATGGAAAGTTCGTATAAACGATCTTTCTGCTTTTGATTAGGATTTATTGCTAAATCTTGTACGTCAAATTTGCCTCTTCTTAAGCCAGCAGGAGCTGACCAAGGATTGCCCGACGTATCACTTCTAGCGAAAACAGCTGCAGCGTATCCAGAAAACGGAACCCACATGCGCTTGCTTGTAAATACATCTGGAATTTTGACCCAATTTGCATACATGCAGGAATAGCTAGAATCAAATGATTGGGAAATTACTTTCAACGGAACGTATATATCGTTGAGAAACGAACGGTCTTCCATGTCTATAATTTTTGCGTCTTTACCAGATACAAAGACTGCTCTAGGAGCATCAAGAATAGTTACGCAATCTTTTCTAGTTACTTCTGAGTAAGCGTTTAATTTTTCTGCTACTTCTAACCATTTAGGATAGAGCAAGGTTGCAGCAGGAATGTAATCGGTATCATCAAAGTTTACCGTTCCTCCGCCTGCATACTCAACCATGGAATATATAGTGGAAAGACCAGCGTCTGTAAGAATGTCTACCGTCGCGTTTTCAAGACTCTCAACGGATCTTAAAACCTTTTCAACTTTTAACGGAACATCTCCGATAACTTTTACAGACGAAGCTGCTCTAGCGTCAGGAGTATATACACCTAATGGGAATAATTTGCGTGCTTCAGGTTTAATGGTAAGCTTGCAAGTTGGGATGGTGTTATTTCTGAGCCAGTTAAAGTCTGTAGAAATGTGCTCGTTGACATAAAGTTTAATTGTCGGAGAAGCGTTGTTTACAATGTCTTCTACGAAAGCATTTTGCAAAGCTCCTCCACCACCGGTGTGTTGCTTGCGGCTCTGATTGATTGAACCAAGATACTTTTCGTTGGCAGCGAGCGACATTAAAGCTGAGTCAGCAATCGATTGTCGGACTCTAAAAACGCCGACTGCTAAATGGTCAGCGTAATATTGTTGTTCAAAACCAGCAAAACCAGCTTTTTCGAGAACTTCTGAAACGGAAGTCACTCCTCTCAAGGATTCTACAGCTGTTGCAGAAAGAGCAAAGTCAAGTTTTGTGTCAGATACTGGCATCCATGTAGGTGAACCAACAGCAGAAAGAGTAACAAGTTCAGTTACAACATCAAAATCTGGAGAAGTTATGGTATTAGCAAAACCGTTAGTGCCTAAACCAATATAGTAACCCTCTGCAGCTTCGTTGACAATTGTTTGCAAATCGTTTAAAATAAAGAAGCCGGCCGTAATGTGGTTTGGACCAAGAGCTACAGCAGCGTTTCCGCCGGCGGTAGCTGGATCGGAGCCCCACGTAAAATTACCTTGGACGATCTCGTTATATTGAGTTTTAGTGAATGTGTGATGAATCGGTTCACCAATATCCCAAGAGCTCAATTCTCCAGTGGTAGTATCTACGCCTGAAGTCATAGGATAAAAAAGACCACTATAAGCGTTAGAAAATGCTGCTCCAGCTCCTGAGCCGTAAGGCAGTCTTAAAGTGGTGAGAACGCCTGGAGAATTCAACACTTCTTTACAAGTATAATAAAAGTATTTTTCTGCTTGTGTGGTTGGAGTGCCGTAAATTGATTCAAGTTCGCTAAGAGTAGTAATCGTAATTGGTTCAGCAACGGGTCCTTGAGAGGCAAATCCCGGAACAACTACAGTTGGTCCTGTTGGATTTTCGACTCTTAAAGCAAGTTCTTTTTCGGTTATTTGAACACCTGGTGATGTAATTGTTCTAGCCATATAAATTTATTTATTGTTTTTGGGTTGATTTTTTTTTGAGGGTTGTCTTTTTTGTTTTTGTTTTTTTGTTACGAGAACAAGAATTCTGACATTTGCTTGCAGTTGTGTTCTGTATTGAGATAGCGGCCGATCGAGCTCCAAGAAGAGTCTCTTTTAAGTTATTAAATACTTGAATCAGGCGTTGAATCATTAAAGTATTTAATAGAATTCGTTTTATTTTTTAAGAGCGTTAATAAATAATTGATTAAATTGAAATTGAGCAGCTGTTTCAATTAACTCTCCTTCTCTATAAGAGTAGTTTAATTCCCCAAGTGAGGTAATAAAACACTTTGTATATTTAAATTCTATACTGGGTTCATTGTATTCATCTAATGCAAAAATAGATACATCCGCTTGATACTCAAAGCTGTCCCCCATATCTATGTTGTGCTTGTCTGAACCGGCATAAATACTTTGAGCTGGATCGTTTAAAATTGCTAACCACTTCCAAAGTACGTAATAATTACGATAATCGTTATCTACAACAAAAGAAACATTCAGAGGAGGGTAATTTGGCCGAGAATAAGAAGATACATTGGTACTTTGACCGTAATACCGTACTTCCACGGAGGGAACAGCAATTGTTGGTACAATTGCTCCAAAGACGCTAATTTGGAGTGGATCAAGTGTAATGTTTGAATCGTCTTTATAAAGCTGTTTTAAAATATATGGTGGAGTAAAAACCATATAAAATTTGTCCTTTGAAGCTCTGTTCAAAGGAGACTGAAACTGAGGATTAATGCATTTACTCGTTTGAGACATGTTATAAAAATTCGTATCCCAATTCTAATAAATCATCGAGATCGTATTGATATTTATCAACATCTCGTATATCTTTTTGTGTAATTCCTAATGTCTTTACAACAATTTTCTCCTCATAATTGTGCAGCTTTGGCACCAACGTCGATTGCTTATCTAATTGTTTTAGCTCAAAAAATTGCTCTTCGAGTTCCCAAAATCCATTATTTTTAATTTGCTGAGGTTTGTGTTGCATGTCAAAATCAACAATTTCGAAGTATTGTTGGCAAATTTCTGACTCTAAAATGAACAAAGCCCAAACAAGAGCCATAACTCTATCATCAAAAAAGTTATCATTGCGTTTTCTAAACGTTCCATTAGGAAAACGAACAAACGTTTCAAACTCTGAAATAGTGTGAGAATCGTTGATGTGCACTGTTTGTAGGTGATTAATCCAATATCTCATGTTTTGGATGCCGTCAAAACGAATATTAGTATGAGACAATACGCCCATGTTTCGAGTTTTGTTGTATTTGTCTTGCTCAGAGATTTTTGAATAAGAGACAATTTTTTCGTACATGCAATTGTGATGTAAGGCGTCGATTACTTGAGCTCCACAATTATTTCGTTCAATTAAAATTGGAGGTAACCCCCAGGATTGGCCAATTGTGGAAAGCTTATTTGCAAAATGATAAGGTTCAATGGTTGTTGAAGCATAAACTGCAGCTTGTTTTATGTTTTGTAAATCTGTTACGTTTAAAATTTGAGCAACGGAAGCTGCTCTGCCGATACCTTCTCCTACATCTACTCCAACGACATATAGTTGATCTGAACGAGGGTA